ACGGGCCACTGGGCGGCCTGGAACAGCGATGGCGGGATGCCAGTCTCGTCCACTTCCTCCTGCAGGATCTGCGGAGGAATGTTCAGCGGGTACTCCACGCCCTCGCAGACCACCAGGAAGCAGTAGGGCCCAAGGGCGTCGAACTTGCCCCTCAGCTCTTTGTCGCTGTCCTTGAGGCGGTCGCCAAACCCTACCTTGCTGTAGACCTCCCAGTAGGTGACGAGGTCCATCGACTTGCCGTTGCGTTGGCGAGTCTTGTAGCCCTGGTCGCCGGCCTTGCTGCGGGAATCGTAGCTCTCCGCAGAGCCCTTGAGGTCTTCTGTGGGAATGCCGAATCTGCCGGACACAAACTCCTTGGAGTGCGTGCGGCGGCGGGCGATCCACTGGATGTCCGCCTGGTCGTCGGCGTCAGGATCCCAGACGACGTTGTCGAACGTCTCAAAGAAGCTCCCGGCAACCCTGATGTCGGACCCGGGCGGCTGGTACAGCTCGGTGAACCAGCACCCGGCTCCCTTGATCAGGGCCTCGTCCACCACCTTGCGGGAGTGCGTCTTGAGGTCCAGTTCGTTGGGGGTGTAGTTCAGGTACTCTTCCAGCAGCTTGGAGATCAGCTGGCGCTTCTCCGACATGAACTGCGTCTGCTGGGTCATCTGCTGATAGAACATCATCCCCGGGTCCGGGGCCATGACGGGCTGCCCGTCAGGCCCAATCACCGGCTGGCCGTCCGGCCCCATCTGCGGCATCGGCGGCTGCGGGAAGATGCCCAGCATCTGCGGAGAGATGATGGGGTACTGCCGCGGCGTGACGTTGCGGGTAGGGTTCCGGTGGTGAATCACGGATCCAAAGAGGCGGACGGCCTCCCAAACCCGGTTCACGGTCATCCGGAAGGCCGGCGGGGCGATCCCCTTAACAAAGCCCTTCTCGCCCCGGGTGTACTCGTTCCGGAACATCCAGGCGTTGTCGCCGTCATAGAACGACATGGCCTCTTCGGCGTCGTCCTGGAACGGCTTCTTGTGCTTGAGGGCTAGATCGATCTTGTCTAGCCACCCTCGCACAATGGGGCGGAGCGGATTTTGGTCGGCCATGGGTATTCCTGCTACTTCTTATTGCCCCCGCTGGACTTCTCCAGGGCGGAAAGCCGCTCGGAGAGCTGGGAGATGCGGGGATCCCGCGGCCGGTGCGACCACGCCCCAAAGGCCTTCAGGTTGGGGTTTTCCAGGGCCGGATCGTCCTTGTGGTGGACGCTGGTGCGGTCCACGCCGCCGTACCCGGGGGACAGCGACCAGCATTCGATGGTGACACGCCCCACCCGGGTGACGAACGCCATGATCGGCTCGGAGTTCTCATGCACGTAGTACAGGACCGTCTCGCCCACGCTCACTTCAGGCATCTGGTAGGACACGCATCACCCCTTTCTGGTAGGACCCAAAACGACATACCCACGCCCGTCATCCCCCTGACGCTTCTTCTTCTCGGCCAGCCACTTTACGTACCAGGGCTCGGCGCCCGGCATCGCTGGGGGGGCGTGATACTGTGGCTCGTAGGCGCAGAGGTACTCCAGGCACTGGACGGCGTGGACCTCGCCGCGAGTGTTGGGCATGTCCGTGATGAACGGACCGTTGTTACTCTGCACAACCTTCTTCTTGTATCGCTTGATTTCCCGGAGCAGCTCAGGCGTGCCGCCCTCCAGGAACTTCACCCGCGTGCTGCCGTCGCCCTGGATGTGCAGCATCTGCCGCACCAGGTTCGTACGGGCAATGATGTCGTCTGACCCAGGCACAAACTGGTAGCCGCTCATCTGGGCCTTGAGGTTCCGCGTGCGGAGCTGTTCGGAGTACAGGTCGCACGGGAGGCGTCCAGAGCCCAGGTCGCGCAGCGTGCCGCCGTGCATGTCCATGATGAACGCGTAGAAGTGCTGGTCCTGGGCCTTCTTGGCGAACTCCTCGCCCCAGATCAGGGCGTTGCAGTTGCGGATGTACAGCTCGTCATAGATCAGCAGGAACTTCTCGTCCGGTGGCACGGCCCCAAACACGCACGCCATGACCGTGTGGCCAGGGTCAATAGCGACATACTTGCACCAGTTGGGCGGTATGCCGCCCGGCAGATCCTCCCGCTTGAGGACATGGACCGTGGGGTTGAACGACGGGTACATCAGGATGGAGTCCTGGGTGAACTCGCCTTCCGCACGCATGCGAAGCTCGTCCACGCCCAGGGCAGACCACCGGCTGATGTTCTTCTCCTTCTCGGCCTGATCGATATGGGCGTTATCCAAAAACCTGAAGACGAACTTCTTGATGATGGGGTTCTCTGCGCCAAGCTCGGCCTCGCGGTCGGCACGCTCGCACAGGCCAAGCAACGCGTCGTTCTTGGAGTGCGGCATTGCAGACCACATCAGGCGGCCCTTGCGGTCTGCGAGACGAGCCTGCATCTCGCCCACCCACGCGGGATTGGAAACGTCCTCGTCCAGGTGGACCAAATCCGCCTGAAATCCCTGGGGAGGCTCGCCCTCAGACGAGAAGAAGTTGATCACCCAGCCGTTGGCGAGCGTGACCTTCTGGCAGTAGCCGGCGTTCTTCAGCACCCAGGAGGTGTCCACCACGTACCGCGGCGGGATCAGCGGGGGCGCCGGCTTGGCCTCGGCAATGCGATCAGCGTCCTGCACGGGGCGGAACGCACGCCAGTCGCCCGTCTCAAGGTCCTTGATGATCTTGAAAGCCCCGGCCTTGAAGAGCATCGGATAGCACACCAGGCCGATGTGCGGCCAGTTCCGGCCAACGATGATCAGGATGCCATCCCGCTCAGGGTACTTGCCGTACGGGTCCTGCCCCGTTGCAGCGCGGGCGTCCTCCACAAAGGTGCTGAGGGACTTTCCGCTGCGGTTGCCGCCAAGGATGATTCGCTCAGAGCATCGCTCGGAGTGCATGGCGTCCTGGTGCGGCATCGGCTCGTACAGCCGCAACGCCTCAATGCGGCGGCTCTTTAGCTCGGCCTGGACTTCCTTGAGAACGCCCAGCGTGTGCTGGGTTAGCGCGGCCTTGAGGTCCACCCCGTCAGGCTTGGGCGGATCAGGGATCTTGCGCGGGTGCTTCTTCACGGACCTCCGGCAAGGCTTCGACGGTGATCGTTCGCAGGGTGGCGGCCGTCTCAATCAGCCGCACCCTCAGCTCGTCCTCAAGCTCCTCCTCGCTCCACAGCGTCAGAGGCTTCTTCGCCCCGCCCATCGCGGCGTTGTTCGTCACCAGGCGGACGATGGTTTCCAGCTGCTTCGTCCGGAACGCCCCGCCCGGCGGGCTATCGTAGTACTGCTTCATAAACAGATTGGCGAAGCCCCTGGTCCCGCCCATGTAGTCCAGCAGCGTCTCAAGCAGCTCAGCGCTGTGCGGGATATTCCCACCCCCCAGCCTCGCGGCCTTGCAGAACACATCGACCGCGTCTCGCTCAATCTGATCAAGGCGGTCATCCTTCTTCTGCTTTCGCCGCTTGCGTTCGTAGGCCGTGCGGCAGGCCTTGCACCGCGGGTGGCGTTTGCCGTCAGACGCAAGGTGGAACGCCTCGTCCGGCAGGTCCTTCTTGCACTTGACGCAGGTTCTCACGGCTTAGCCATCCACACGTTCCCATCAACCCGGACGCCGTGAAGCGCCTCGTCAACCGCCTGTCGCACGCCGGGGAATATGTTGTAATCATGCCCGGCGATTAGGTGCTGGGCCATGGGCCGCCACATGGCGATGTCCTTCTTGACCGCCTCGTACGTATGCTCGGCGTCGATGTAGACGATGTCGAAATCCGTACCAGTGGCCAGGAAATGCACCGACGCCTCGGCGGAGCTTCCGCGGAACGGCTTGATGCTGCCGGCCTCGCGGTACCTGGCGGTGTTTCGGAGGAACGTCTGGTACGCCGTCTCCGGATCCACCCCGGCAGTACCGGCGTCATGCTGATTGCCCTTCCAGTGGTCGATGCAATGCACCGTGGCCCCCAGGGACGCCATGAGGATTGCGGACCTCCCCGCCCAGGATCCGATCTCTGCGATCACGGGATTCCGCTTGTGGGCGTCCTGGAAGTCGGTGATCATCCGCCGGATGGCATCGCAGTCCCGCTCCGGAAGCTCCATGCCAAGACCGTCAAAGGACGACTGCTTCTTGAGCGTGTCCAGCCACTCCGGTGCCTTGAGGTCGCAGAGCTTGACGCCGACTTCATAGTTGCCGGACCAGCAGTCCTTGAGCTTGGCCGACACGCCCGCGGCATCGATGACCTGCGGCTTGCCGACGCACTTGGGCTTCCAGTGACCAGCCCACGCATCCCAGTTGCAGTACACCGGGTTGTAGCCCAGCTTCTGCGTGCCGACGAGCGACAGGTCGCGGGTCATGGTGACGTCTTCCGTGGACGCCTTCTCGGCACAGAAGTGGTCCTTCCACTCGTAGTAGAACCACGGCTTGTCGTCCGTCGTCTTGGGCTCCGTGAGCGAGAACGCCCGCATGTCATACATGATCAGCCCGGTGGGCAGTGCGGCGCACTCCTGGATGCCGGCCATCTTGACCGCCGTGTGCCGGTCATACATCTCAAGCTGGAAGTCCGGGCCTGGGTTGTGGCTCTGCATGTTGTTCCAGCGGAACACGTACACGCACTCCACGGGCGGCGGCCCACAGTAGGGGGCACCGATCACACATGGCCCCTTGGAGTAGTGGTCCACAAAGAAGTCGAAGCTGGTCTGGAAGAAGGGCTTCGCGTCAAGTGCGCCAGCGTGAACGTCCGGGTGCATGTCGGAGTCCACCATCACCAGGCAGTCAACACCGTACTCCCGGGCCATGACAACCGCCCTGTTGCGGGTCATGGTGATCGGCGTGTCCGCCAGGTTCCAAACGCGGATCTGGTCGATCCGTGAGTCCTTGGAGAGATCAGCGACCAGCGGCACCATCCACTCCCGGATGTTGGGCACCTCAGAGGAGATGCCGCCGTTGCCGCCGTAGGAGAAGGTCACAAAGCCGACGCTGAACTTCTGCTGCATGGAACACCTTGGGGGGAGGGTTCATTAGTGTACTTGCGTACATCTATAGCGTCAACCGGCTAAAAAGCAGCCGTGGGATTGAGCCTTCTGACCATGTTTCGCTGCTGAGCGGTCAGCTGATCCCACTGCGTGCGATCATCATCAAGAGCAGATGCAAAATTCATAAGGTCGTTGTACTCGCGGTACTCCGGAGACTTGAAACCCCCTTCCCTGAACTTGCCAGCCTTCGCCCTCCGGAGAGCGGCTGTTCGCAGTTCCTCAAGCCGCTTTAGCTTTGCGTCAATGTCCGCCGACTGCGCCTGCTTGCGAGGGGCGTCTTCTTCCATTAACCGCTGAAGTCTCGCCGCATTTTCCGCGGCGCCTTCTGGGGTTGAGCCCCAGATTGTGTTGCCGGTGCGGCCCTTGCCGGTCCTGATTATCGGCTCCGTCCCGTTGCTTGCGTACACCTCAACAGGCTTGCCGGACCAATCCAAGACTTGGTACTGGCCGTTCGGCATCCGGCGAACCGTGTCGCCCACAAACAGAGACTTGTAGAACGGCAGAGAAGTCAGGTCGGTGACGGCGCTTGGATCAGCCGGCTGCTGGGGAGCAGTCGCGGCGGGCGGAGGAGGCGCTGGAGTGCCGTCCCCAAACCGCGATACGTCATAAGCAACTACGCCACTCACCGGGTTGGGTCGCCAGTTCCACTGCCCGTTGCTGTAGGTAACGGCCTTGCCGGTCCCTGGGTCAACGCGGCTAGTGCCCTCTGCCGGCGGCTGATACGCGGGCGGCGGCGGCGCATACGAAGGCTGGGTTGGGCGGTATGGCCCAGACGTTACCGGCGGCATTTGGGGCGGGATCCCGGGCATGCCCCAGCTTGGCGGGCGTGGCAATGGAGCTTGCGGGCCGCCAGGGTAGAAGGGCGGCATTCCGGCCGCCCCGCCGGGGTAGTAAGCATAGG